AAATCAATGCTTGGTTATTACTTGGGGAAGTAATACTAACATCAGATAAATTACCAATAGGAATATCAATATTAGCACTACCATCAAAAGCAACTCCTGCAATATTTCTTGGAGTTCCTAATTTGGTAGCAGTAGAAGCATTACCTGATAATGCTCCATAAAATGTGGTAGCTTGAACACTACCTTCTGTATAAGTAATATCTCCAGTAGCATCGGCAGTTGCTGTGGTTGTTCCCAATACCCATCTATCTTGAGATTCGTCCCAAATAATCATTGCATTATCGCCTGTGCTACCTCGTTCTATAATAATTCCTGAATCGTTAGAATTAGAAGCAACTCCTTGATTGAGTTCAATAATATTATCAGTAACTTTTAAATTAGTAGTATCTAAAGTAGTGGTTGTTCCATTAACTGTTAAATCACCACTAAGAGTTAGATTAACACCAGTAGCAGTTCCTGTAAAGGCAGGAGATGCTAAGGTTTTATTACTTAAAGTATCTGTGCTTGTTGTGGTTATAAACCCTGCATCGTTATTTAAAATACTTAAAGGAATTTCATTTGCAGGTTTTTTTGATTCTGTAGTTCCATCTAATACAATAAATTGGTCTGTGCCTACCATAGCAATACCATTCATATCAGTTGCTTCATTTAAATCAACATCAATCGTAATACTACCTGATGATGTAATTGGTCCACCTGATACATCAATTAAGCTACCTGGAGTAATTCCTACACTTGTTACTGTTCCTGTTGTAGTGCTATAACCATAAGATAATATTCTATCATCAATCGCAGCAGAAGTCATAAGAGTTGTATCATTGTCTGCAAATAGTTCTGCACTTGTTGTTAAAGAACCAGCTGCAAGTTCTGATACAGTTAATCCAGTAACAGATAATGTTTGACTATGTGCTCCTGAAGTAGTACTTACTGTTCCAGTTAAACCTGTTCCTGCAGTAATACTAACTGAAGTAATATCTCCAGTGTTATTAGTAAAAGGCAAATCACCTACATTTGTTTTAACTATACTTGATGAAGAATTATCATATAGCATTATTTGGTCATTTGTTGTATCAACAGCATCAGCTAGAGAACCTAATCCATTTATATCTACTTCAATACTATCTGCATTAACTGTAATACCAGTTCCTGCTCCAACATTTAAACTTCCTGTAGTAGTTATTGAACCAGTTAATCCATTTCCACCTGTGACACTAGTTACTGTACCAGTGCCATATCCATATTCTTCAATTTTAGATTCTGTTGCTAATGCAGTTAAAATTCTTGAATCATTTAATGTAGGAGGAGTGCCAGAATTAAATTCTGTATCTGTAATAATAACATCATCATTAAAGTTAGCAAGAGTTAAAGCATCGATACCAGAAGTAAATTTGCTTTCTAATACACTAATATCAACTTTCTTTAAAACTCCAGCGTCTGAAAGAAGTAATTCATCTGTATCAGCAAGACCAACTGTTAAAGCAGTTTGTCCACTAATAATATTATCATTTAACATTGTTGCTTCTACAGCATCAGTTTGAATAGTAGCTGTAATAGTTACATCTGCTGAACCATCTAAAGAAACTGCAGTTGTTCCAGCAACATCACCACTTAAATTTATATCTACTCCTGCAGCCCATTTTGTAGAAGTATCTGCATTACCTGTTAAATCTCCTGTAAAATCAGGAGCTGTTACTGTGTGAGAAAAATCAAATTCATCATTGGTAGCGTCCCAAAGAATAGTTGCATCTGTTGTAGAATTTACAGCATCTTGTATTGTTATACCTGAACCATTAGCAGTGCTTGAGGTATCATTAGTAGCGTGATAATTTAATACTATATTATTATCTTCTACTTGCAATGTAGCTGTATTTAAAGTTGTAGTGTCTCCACTTACAGTTAAATCTCCTGATAAAGTAAGATTTACTCCTTGTGCTGTACCTGTAAATATAGGAGCAGCTAAAGTTTTGTTGGTTAGGGTTTCTGTTCCAGTTAAAGAAACAAAACTATCTCCTTGTAATGCTGTGTTAAATTCTGATAATGTACCTGTTAAAGTATTAGAATCTAAATCGATTGTTTTGTTTGTAAATGTTTGTGTGCCTGTTAAAGTAGCGACAGTAGAATCAATATCTAAAACAACTGAACCAGAACTTCCACCTCCACTCAATCCTGTACCAGCAACAACATTTGTAATATCTCCACCATAAAATACAGTAGATGATGAAGATTCATCTGTTTTTGTTAATGCGGTTTCTTGTTTGCCAAGTTCATTAAGTTTGATTTCATAAACAACACCATTTCTTTTTTCTTGTTTAACAAGCTTTCCGTCTTCAAGAAATGATACTGTTTCTCCTTCTCTTAAGTTAGTTCTAGATGGTCTAACTCTAAAGAACGAGTCAATATTATTGACGTTATGTTCTCCTGATTTAGGCATTACGAAGGTCTCTTATTAGTTTGTCTGTAATCTATATTGATATCGTTAATACTTAATTTACCAGTATTACTATCTCCTCCAGCTACATTATTAGTAGTTAATTTAAAGGATATAGATTCTACATTTTGGTTTATAGTATATACAAGGGTTTTATAAGTAGTACTATCTATGTTTTGAGCAGCTAAATCAACATAAGATTCAGTTCCATTTAAAGCATAAGATAATATTAATTCTTTGTGAGTTGTATTTGTTAATGCAACATAATTTTCATTTTTAACAGTAACATATACTTTTTTAGTTTTCTTTACTAATCCTGGATTTCCAAAATCTAAATCTTTTGTTCTTAAATCAATTGTTTTTGTACCTACATCACCAGTTAATAACTTTAATGTTTTAGCATTTGCTGCTCCATATTCCATATAATATAATCCATCAAAAGAAGGAACAAAGTTTGAAATACCACTACTTCCAATTGATTTAGTTATACTCCAACCTTGTGAAGGAAAATCAAATACAAGTACATCTGTATCTGCTGCAGTATCTTGTACTACATTTAATTGTTTATACTTGTTATTATAACCAATTGCTGGATTCTTAGTAGTTTGATTTGTTCTCCAAGTAGCATCATCTAATGCAACTGTAATCTCTTTAGGCATTGACTGTCCATCAAATAAATAAACACCATCATCATTTACCCAACATACACCAAAAGGTGTTTTACATACTGATTCTTGTTGTCTACAACCCATACCATCATATTCTGCTTCTAAATACCAACCAGCATCAGAAGAAGAAGATACATTAATAATATAAAGTTTTCTTTGTTTAAATGCTAATAATCTATTCCCTAAGCTATGTAAAGCAGTGAATGAATCACCATCACTAATTCCTATATCTAAATAGAATGTATCTGGGAATGTAGCAAATCTATTGACTGGACTATAATAAATTCTATCATCATAAACTGTATCATTCTTTCTAACATTACCTACCCAAGCTCTTCTTGCACAGATTGTAGATGCTTTGTATCCACCTTTAGTTCCAAAGTCAATACCTTCTTCGTCTTGAGAATATCCATTAATACTTTCATAAGTATCTAAAGAAGGATTAACAATATCAAAAGCCTTTTCGTTTTCATTGTAATCGGTAGCTACCTCAACAAAAGGTTCATAGTCTTCAAATAAATTTTTTCTAACTCCTTGATAATAATCAACATCTAAGAATAAAATCCATCTACCATTTCCACCTTTTTTTCTAGTATAAACACGAACACCTTTTTCATTTTTTCTAGTAATAAATCCAGTATCTTTTATTCTAAATTTAACACCATAAAAATATGAACCAGTAGTAATGTTAAATAAATTTGATTTAGGTGTTTGTGGTAATGTTTCATTGTCTTGCAAATCAACAACTGTATGACAAAACTCATAAGAACCAGGTTCCCAACCACCAGCAGTAACTGAAACAGTATCTACTGCTTGTTCTTTTACATTAGAACTAAGTCCGTGTTCTAAAGCTCCAGTTCCATAAATATTTCTATCTACTACTAATTGTACAGTAGTATTAGGACTCAATACATTAACTCCTCTTACTCTAAAACCTTCTCCATTAATAAAGAAAATATCTCCATCACTAAAAGCTCCTGTCATATTTTCTGTTCCAGCTTTTAAGTAAATAATCTTATCTGTAATACCAATATCATATTCTCTTTCATCTGCTGGGTCTAAATCTGGATTTTGTCTTGTTACAATATCTACATTATTCTGTTGTTTGTTTGTATAAGTTAAACTATTAATAGTAGGGTCTGTTTGTAATATAATACTAAATTCACCTGTTCCTGGGTTAGTTGAAAAAGAATCTAATTCTGCTATATCTTCAAATTGAGTATCACTAGTTTCTACTTTAGTTGTTGTATCATACCAGCCAGTAATATCTTGTCCAAATCTATTTGATTCAACATAAGTAAGTTTTTTAGGTTCAGATGTAATACTTGAATCTACTGCAAGTTTATTAGAAACATATAATAATCCATCTACAAAATAATATACTGGCTTTATTGCACCAGTAACTTGCATATCTATTTCAGTATTTGTCGTTGTATAATCTAGATATGAAAAGTCTCCAGTGCTGTCAAAATTTCTTCTAAAAAATTGTATTGTAGAATTACCAACACCCTTATTGATTGGATATGCTATTGTTTGAGTAGGTTGTGTTGCAGTTCCATCTACATCAACATTATATTGAGAGTTAAAAATAAATGCGCCATTACCATTATGAATATGAGTTATTGTTTCTGATGAACTTTTAGATGTAGCATCTGATGTAGCCTGAATTAAGCCAGGATTAGATAAGAATGCATTATCTGCTTTCTGTACCTGATTAGGTGCAATATCCCTAGGAGAGGACTTAGTATTAAGCCCTCCGCTAAAGTCATTCAATTGTAATGACATTCTAGGCATTTACACAGCCTCCACAGCCACAATCACAGTTCATATTCTCTCCTATTTATCTAAGGTTTTTTTAACTTCACTCCAAAGCTTGTCATCTAATTTATTAGAAGATTTAGCTACTAACCAATCGCCTAAATGTAATAGAATAGCTTTGATGAATTTCTCGGTTCCTAAACTAGTTAGGATTTTACTGATTACTAAGTTCATGTTGTCTCCTGTTTACCATTTAACTTTATCTGCCCAATATGCAGCAGACATCTTTCCTTTGGCAATATTTCTTCTATGTCTTGCCTTGAAACTTGCTCTCTTTTTCTTCATTTTATCAGATTCACCTTTTTTAGGTTTACCTGCAGTTTTAGCACCTTGTTCTCCAAAACGTATAGTCTTTACTTTACTACCTTCTTTAGCTACAACAATGTGTGACTTTTTAGGGTGACTTGGTGTACGTTTAGGTTTATTGTAACCAGATACACCAGCTCTTGCTAGACGTGGGTCTTTCTTTGATGTTTTTTTTGCTGGCATTGTTTACTCCTTAATATTATTTAACGCAATAATGATGCTGCTATAGTTATCACTAAGATAATTACACCAACCACGCCTTTCCAACGTGCAATTTCTTCTTCATTCTTACGTACTCTACCATTTTGTAATTCTACTAAATGCTCAATTCTTTTTACGTGGTGATAAATGTTTTCCACGTGTGTTTCAACATTAGCAAGTCTTTGCTCCATCTCTTGTCTATGTTGTAGTACTGTCTTAGCCATTATCTCAAATCAGCTGGAGCTATTGCTCTAGTTCCTCCGACTTTATCGTTTTTCTTCATACCATATCTACGTACAGCTTCTTTGTAGTTTGCCATACATTGTTGCGCAGAAGCCATTTTAATCTGTGCAGTAGCTGGATTATTTGTTCTAGCCGCTGCGTCCATCAAAGCCTTTGCTTTTACAAAATCAATAATTGCTGGTTGTAGCACATTATCAATATCTAAAGAATCAGATAATGCGGTATATTTATCTGGTTCAGCATAATAAGAAATAACAATACCATCTGTAATAGTATTACCAGCTCCTAATTGTACTGGTTTTAATCTACCATTATCAGTAGCAGTTGTACCTCCATCTCCTTCAGTCGTACCAATAGCGATTCTATCGCCTTCAATCCACCAAACAAATGTTTTATTAGGGTCTTTGTATGAACTACTTACCGCTGCCATTATACCTCCGTCCAACTTGTATTAGTTGCTGTATCTGATTCATTATAAAATTGTTTAATTCTTCCAGGAGTTAATCTTGGTATCTCAATATACTCGCTATCTGAATTTAATATAGCACATCTAAAAACTTTATTTACAGTTATTGATTCATCATCATCTAAAGCATACCATAATTGATTGTGTTTTAAATCCGTCTTTGCATTCTCTATCTGATTAGTATATCTACCCATATCAATCAATGCTTCATTAATTAAGTTTAAAACATAAGTTTCTGTTGCATCAGGAACTGCTTGTATAACTCTACTAAAAATTTGTTTACCTGTAAATTCTATCGCTGCCATGACCTAGTCCTCTATTTTTTTATGGAAATGTCCATCTCCACTTGCTGTTATTTTTTCCATTGATAATAATTGTAAAGCTTGTTTATATTGAGCATCAATTGCTGCATATTGTTGAGCATACCATTGATATTCAGTATTATCTACTGCTAATCTTAAATTAACTTCTGTTCCATATGCCTGAGCAATATTAATCTTTGCTGATAATTCTGTTGAATATCCTTGAGCAGCTTGTAAATAATTATTAGCAACTGTTCCTTGAACATTCACTTGAGATAATCTAGAATTAATTTCAGCTGCATATGTTGCAACTTCATTTCCTCTTGAAGCAGCTTCAGATAAATAGGCACTTCCACCATTTATTCTTGATGTAGCTAATTCATTATCTTCATCATCATTATGAAGTTCAGCTTTATCAAATTCTGCATTTGCAAGTTCTATTGCCGCATTAATTTTATCAGCAGAAGCTTTCATAGCTGCTAAAGCAGTATCAACATTATCATCTATATTGGTTACCATTTCTGCAATTTCTGTTACAGCACTATCTACTTGAGTGTTAATTAAATCTGCAATTGCTTGAGTTTCATCTAATTCTGTTTTCAATGCTGTAAATGCTGTAGCTATATCAGTATTAGAATGTTTAGCATTCATTAGTCTCATCAAAGCATTTCTAGCTGCAAATAAAACTACTGCATTATTTCCTTCTTTAGGAAAGTCTTCAACAGTAGTATCTGTAACTGCAATCGTAAAATCTAAATTTATTTTTTGTAATATACAATCTTCAGTTCCAGCATTAGTAGCATCGCTATCTGGTAAAACTCTTAATTTCTTATCTGATTCATAATATACTGGGTCTGTTGCTGTTGCATATTCCATAAAATCAGGGTCTATAGCTCTACCTATTTGAGAAGTATGAATCTCTCTACAAGGTTGATAAACTACTGGACTAGCATCAATATCTACTGCTCTTAATACATGAAGAATTTTTGCATCTTCTATAGCATAACCATCAATAGGATTAGTTGTTTTTGTATTACCACTATGAAAAGTATCTTCTATAGACATTCTATCTAATTTAGACATAGGAAATACATTAATTACTTCTCTAGCACCACTAGACAACCAATCTGATAAAGCAACATCATCAGTGCTTCCAAATCCTGTTAAATTATCAACTTGTGTTTTAAAATCAGCCATTATTTATTCTTCCCTTTTTTCTTAGAAAATATTTTATCCCATCTTCTTTCAAATTCTTTTCTAGTAATGTCCATTGGTCTTGGAACATCACCTTTACCTGCACCATTTGGTCCCTTAAACATTATTTCTTCTTCTTAGCGGTTTTAGCAGCACGTTTAAATTGAGCTGCTGTTGGTGCACCTTTACTGCCTGGCTTTCTCATCTTTTCACCAGAACCAGCTTTAATTCTTTTACGCTTTGCATGTATGTTAGCGTATAACCCTTTTCTCTTATTATTTCTTCTTGCCATAGCTTTTCTTTTTACTTTTTTTATGTGCAGAATCTTTCATTAATTTACCATTTGGCATATAATGATAACCAGCAGGTGCCTTTTTTTTCTTTTTCTTCATTGGCATTACATTACCCTCACTTTTTTGCCTTTTGGTGCTGGTTTAGCTTTAGCATTACTTTCCTTCATTTTCTTAATACCTTCTTCCATACTTACAGTATTAAAATCTATTTGGTCAGTTCTAATTGCTCTTGCCCAGCTATTGTTTTCTCTTACTACAAAATTTGTATTCCATTTAGGAGCAGATGCTCTTAACCCACAAGACCTACAATTAAAGAAGCCTTCTGGATTTGGTTCGTTACAATGTTGACAAACCATTTATTACCTACGCAGTTGTTTTATGTAAGACAATGTAAGCAATTCTTCCTTTATCAAGTTCTGTAGCTTGAATGTCAATAATTGCTTCACTAGTATCATCTAATGTTTCAATATAGTCATTGATTTCTTTAGCTAAAGAACCAGCAACACTATCCTCATCAGGACTTAGTGTTCCTATAATAATCTTTGTTTTTGTTACGTAATCTGCCATTTTATCTCCTAAATTTAAATTTTCTTATAGGTTTTGGAGTGGGAAAAGTCCCACTCCATAGTACCTAAGGACTATATTAAGATGTGGTTACTGCACCATCAACAGCAGTATTGCCGTCGAAGTACCAGCTCTTTCCATCACAGATGATAGAAATCCAGTCGCCTTCATCAGCTGTAGTTCCAACGATTAAGTTAGAAACTCCAGTTGCTCCAGCAGAACCAGGATTGTCATCACCTGTATCAACTTCAGACTCTGATACTTTACCATACATAATCGCAGAACCAGCAGCAATAGTAATTGCAGCATTTGGTGAATCTTTGAAAATTAGTTTGTATTGAGTACCAATTTCTAGAGTTGTAGGAAGTGTGATTTGATATGCACTACCAGCATTGGAAACAACTAAAGTCTTTCCACTGTCTTTTACAGCGTCTAAAGTAACAGCTGCTGTAACAGTTTCTACTGGTAATAGATATCCACCTGCACCACTATTTTTTTCTAATATACTACCTCTTGCCATCTTATAATCCCTCCACGTTATATAGAGCGTGACATTCTGGTAAGGTAATCTCTAGACCAGCTTCAGTAAGAATCATATCTTTTCTGAGGTCTTCGTCTGGTGATTGTACATTAGTCATGATTTGAGTATCACGATTAATTCCATTACCAACTAAAGGTCTGTAAGCTAGTTTTGACATATCAGCCATCAACATAAACCCATTAGCGATACCTCTAAATAGAGGCTCTTTCACTAAGTACATAGAGCCGTGAACAGTGTTAATTTCCATAAGGTTGTGACCAAATGAACCTTGTACATTGTTCATGTTTACTCTAAATGGTGTAGATGATTGTCCGATAGATGCGTCAATAAAAGCACCATCGCCCATTTTGTTGAAGAATGTAATTACTGGCAATGAAGCTAGAACAAGCTTTTCGCTTGAACCACCTCTTGCAGGGTCAAAGATAACTTCTAAGTCAGAAAGCAATCTATCATAGGTTAACTCAGCTTGAGCTACACTTCTGTAGTAAGCATTACCTGAATTGTAAGAAAGCGCTGAATTATCAGTTACTGGAGCAACATTTTTAACAATGTGTCCAACTAGACCTTCAGTGTATTGTACTCCGTTCACACGAGCTTTTTGTCCAAAGAGCATAGCTCTTTCGATGTCTACTTTGTGTTCACGTAATTTTTGCGCCCAAATTCTATCGAATTCGTTTGCGTAGCCACGATATCTTGTAGCTATTGCTGTGTTAGTTAATTCACAAGCTGTTTTGAAGATTTGAGTATAACCAAAGTCATCTTCTAGTGTATCTGAGAAAGTATCAGGTGAACCTGTTCCTTCTTCGAATGATGTACCAACGATTTGGCAACCATCATTATCTGATAAAACATTGTATCCTGAAACGCTAGAATTTGATAACTCAACAATTCTACCTGAGAAGGTAGTGTTTGCTGATTGTACGTTTGGTGCAGACTCAACTCTAACTAAAGCTTGACCATAACCGTTAGTATCATCAACAGTTGAAACTGCAACGACCATACCTTTAGTGATGAAACCGATTGAAGCACCTGCTCCATCATCTACAGTAAAGTCATATACATTTCCAGCAGTCACTGCACTACCACCGTTTACGGCAGCTGCTAAGCTAAAGTTTCTAGATGTGTAGTTAGTTACAGTTCTGTTTTCCAAATAACGGAAAATATTGTCGTCTGTAGCTACTTTAGAAACTTGACTTAGGTAGACAAAAAAAGGTGATTCCTCTGGCATAAGTTCTGCAACTCTATCAGAAAAATCATACAGCTTTCTTTGGTCTGGAGCCTGTCCGTAACCAGCACTAGTTGATGCTGCGGTAATCTGTGATGCTTTTAGTATGTCTTGATTAAAAGCCATTTTATATTCACTCCTAAGTTAGTTTATTTAGCTATTCTACCAACTCTACCAGCGTTCATAATTCTATCCCATACTTGGTCACCTTCAGATTTTTGTGGTTGTTGACCACCTTGAAGAACACCAGCTGGTTTCGGAATTGATTTAGCTTTTTGTACTGCTTCAAGATTTTCACTTTGTTTTGGACTACCGCCATTACCTTCTTTCCACACTTTAATAAGTGTTTCAATAGGTAAATTAGCTTTTGGTGTCGTTGCAAATTGTAAAAATCTTTCTGCATCATCGCTACTTAAGCTATGTTTGCTAACCAATTCTGATTTTAAATTATTCATCGCCATTTGATTTTGTAGTTTAGCCAGTTCTTTATCTACTGTTTCATGTACAAGCTTTTTTTCCTGACTTACTCTAAATTTGTAAGATTCGGAATCTGGCTTGTAGTAGGCGTCCCAAGGGTCAAAGTCTTCTGGAGTTGTACTTGAATCCATTCCTTTGTCCGCAACTGATTCTCCTGCAATATTTTTTTCAATTACATCTATTAACTCAGGTCTTTCAGTCAATAAATTTCTTAATTGTAATAGCTCATCACTATCTCTTCTAAGATTTTCATGTTCTGCAACCTTTTTATCGTACATAGATTGGAATTTCTTAGCTTCTGCTTCCCAATTAACGTCAGAAGATGTTTCTGCACCTTCTTCCATTTGAGGCTCTAGAGAAATAGTTTCCTCTTTTCCTCTTGACTCAACTATTGGGTCTTGCATTTCAACCTGTTGTTTTTCTTGTTCTTTTGCCATATTATTTTTCTCCTAACCCTGATTTAGTCTAAGACTCTGAACCAGGCTTATTTTGTTCTTCTGCCTCCATAGATTGTCCCATTTGGTCTACCAAATTGCCTAGTTGCATTACCTTTTCTTTTTCTTTTACTTTTGTAGCAGAAGTAATCTCATTTAATGTAGATTTAAACTTCTCAACTTCTGTTCGTTTTCTGGCTGATACCATTTCACGTTCAGATGTCTGTAAATCGCCACTTAGTTTCTTTACTTGATTTTCAAGTTGTGTAATGTATGATTGCATTTGTGCCATGCGACCTTTTCTCTGAAGGACACCTTCTTTGTCAAAGATTTCACTTTTCTTTAAAACCTCGACATCATCTACCAGTCCAAGTTTGTAAGCATCTAAGTACATATTATACTCAGCAACTTTATTGCTTGGCAAAGTTGAACCTGATATTATGCGAATGTCATGTTGACCTAATTGAATATCATTTTCAATAGTCATCAATTCATTACGCTTATCATCGTACATTCTCATATTTACTGAAAACTCAGTAATATCATTGTTTGGTTGTACAATTCTAAAAGTCTTTGCAAATCTATAATGGTCTTTAGCTAAATTGTAAACAACTTGTCCTACCATTGCTAAACTTGCTTCAATATCTCTTAATTTTGATTTTCCTCTAGATTCACCCATTTCTGATAAAAGCATTGTACCTCTAACAGATTCTGGTGCATTATCTTTAAATCCTTGTAATAATTCAGGAATACCAAAATTTAAATCAATGTATTTCTCAACCCTATCTATTAAATAATAAAACTCACTTGTTAAAGGAGCTGGTTGTGGATAATGTGGCTCACCAAACTCTGGATTATATTCAATAACCGCATTTGGATTTGCCCAATCTTTTTCTAGTTGACTTACACTATCTACACTACCTTCTGGTATTAAAAGTTTTAAACCAGCTGCTGATTGAGCGTGTGACAAGGTCAAAGAGAATAACTTATTTAAAAGTCTTTGGGAGTCCTTAACCTTGTTCACGTCTGATTTCGGATAGGGAGTATTAGTCCAAATGTTCGTAAATGGAACAATTGGATAGATATCAGTGTTAAGAATACGCTCATAAAGTAAAGTATCACCAATGCTACTGCATTGTGCAATTCTTGTTTGCATAATTTCTTCTATTTGTATAGCTCCACTTTCTATAGCATTTATTGTTTCTTCTTCTTGAAGAATTTGTGCATAAACATCAGGGTCTACAATTTTTTCTGCACCACTGACACTATTAAACAATCTATAGTATGGAACTTTTACTTTATAGAATCTATCAAGTATTTGATATTTTTGATTAACTTGATAATCTAAATCTTTTGCTTCTGCGGGAGTTAAAACATTATTGCTGTTTTTTAAATTAGATGTTGGATAATCTTCTCCATATAAAGAATTAATACCAACTTCAATATCATCAATCATTTCTTCTAATTGCGGATATAGGTCTAATACTTGCTGTCTTGTTAAAAATGTAGACAGAATAATACCAGATGCATCATTAAAAAATCTATCTCTTGATGCTGGGTCTACATAAACACGAAAAGGGTCAACGTGAGTATACTTTATTTCACCTCTACCATAATCAGCTTCAGGGTCAACATAAACATACATATATCCCAAACCTGTGACAGCATAATCATGTACTACTTGTTTAAATGTACTATCACCATTAGAAATGTCCCAAACATATTCTAAGATAGTTCTCCAAACATTTGCTAATTTAGTATCAGAATCTTCTCTGGCAATAACAGAAAACCTTGCTGGTCTTGCTGTTAATAATGATTTTAATTTGTCAACAGCAGCATAAACTCTATCAATAACAAAATCAGCTTGCCCTACTGCTTGTAAAGCATCTGATTCTTCTGTACTATAATGATTACCTAATGTAAAATCTACTGCGTTTCTAGCTTCTGCGTCCCACTGTTGTCTAGCGTCTCTCCAACGTCTAAACAATTCTTTAGTAAGTTGTGGTTTTGTTTTGTCGTAATTTGCCATAAACTCCCAATAATTGTTTTACGTCAAAAATAACAAATTTTCGTCGTTAAAGTCAAGTAAAAAATTAATTTTTTTGTCCAGTTATCCAATTAATTGTTCTTTTGGCATAACTATCTTCTATTTTACTTATTCTTTCATCTAACTTATCTGCATCTATTGCGGAACTTTTTGGCGGTTTAGCCGTAGTAATAGCATACCATAATCCATCTAACAAGTCATCGTGTCTACCTTTTGGAAACTCAAACATCTCATCAACTAAGTCTGCGTGTTCTTTTTTTATAAACATTTTTCTTCGATTAACAATAGGACATAGTAATGCTTCTATTCTATCTTCTTTTTTGATACCACTAGGTGGTCGAACTCCTTGCGATAAGCCAGGAGCTAATTTTCTATCTTTACCAGCTAATTGATTTACATAATCCTTTACTAAACCTTGAGCACCTACTTTTTCAATATTTACTCTACGTACTGGATTATATTTCTTAGCATAGTCAACAATTCTTTTAGGCATATCATATAAAGGCGAATGTTCTCTATAATAATCAACAACATAAAAATTACGTTCACTATCAACTGCAACTACCATAATAATCTGATAGTCATTCTTTGCACCAGACTCATATGCCAAGTCAACTCCCATATAGACATTTACTGGAATAGCAGAATCATCTATCATCATATAGTTGAATCCATTTCTAGAAACTAAATCACCTTTATAATAATTTAATCTATCTATTTGGAATTTAGCAGTTTCTAAGTCTCTTGCTTCATTAAGATACTCTTGTGCAAATTTATGAACAAGACCCATCTCAGTAAATCTTCTTCGAATACTATCTAGTTTTTCTTTTGTAAAATAACTTTGCCATAATGGAATACCATCAACAATTGCTTTTTTATATAAAACTTCCCAAGCAGACTTTCTATTTTCTTTTTCTGCTTGCAAATAACCATCATAAACTCCTTGTAAAAAAGAATCATAATGAACAATAGTACCAATTAACCAAATAGAACCTTCATTTGCTTTTGAGTTTTCTAAAGCTGGTTCTACAGTTGACATAACCCATTCTTTAATTTCTCTTCTACGTTCAGGTGTTTTAGTATTTAACTCTGATTCAAAGTCGTCTAAAATAATATTAGTATAACGTAATCCTAATTGTGAACGACCACGCAAACGTTGAGATGTACCTTTTGCAATTACCCTATCACCTCTAGCAGTAGTAAATTCTTTTTCAGTCCATTTACTTCCTTTTAAGTCACCAAAGTAATATTGTAATGCTGGATTCATATCAATATGATTTTGAATATATTTGATATGGTCTATTGCCTGAGATTGTTCTTCAGATACCCAAGCAATAAATTCTTTCTTGTCAGGTGGATTAAAATAGAGTTTATATAATAATGCTGTTTTAGCTAATGTTGATTTTGCGTGACCACGCGGTAAAATGATACAAAGTCTTTTATCTTCACCTAATAACAAGTTACTTAACTCATATTGATAAGGAGCTGGTGTTGATTTCATAAAGTCTTCTGGTAAAAACATTTGACCAAAAGTAACAATATCTTTTCTTGCTAATTCTAATGCTTGTTCCTTTGCAGATAAATCTGGAGGAATAATATTAAAAATCTCTGGCTTCTTCGTCTCTGTATTCTTTTTCATATACTCTATCCATCATAACTAATGTTTTACGTGATAACCAATCACCATCAGGTACTTCAGTAAACATACTTGAACTTTGCCATAATAATGGACCAGCTACATATACCCAACATCTTTCTTTCTCTTTTGTATCATCTAATATGACATCAGCTGTGGTTCTGATATATAAACCATCTCTAATACCTTCATACATATCATATTGATTTAAGTCATCTTCAGTAACATCAACCAATTCTACAACGGCACCTTTACCTTTTGTATTTTTAATTAATGCTGGAAATGATTTGGTACCAGGAAATACAAGACTGAACCCTTCTATTCGTCCTGTATCTGGATATCCACGTCTTAATGTGCCATAAACTGCTAGTCTCATGCTTCTCCTATCTGTTGTGGTATTCCTATCTCTGTAATATTAAAATCAGTATTATAGATAGTTAAACAATTAAAACATTTAATATGTGTAGTATCATTTGCTTTTTTATTCCAAATATAAACAGCAGTTTTCTTTAGTTTATAAGAACAAATATGGCAACGTTTACTTTTCGCTATCTCTTTTAACTTCAGCCAGTTTTTCGTATTTAGATTCTTGAATTGCATTTAATTGCTCCTTTGTAAAACCTTGGAATACTGTAACAGATTCAGTTGTCTTTTCTGTATCCATCATTCCAGATATTTTCATTAATGTATTTAGTGCTGTTAATTTATCTCTATCCGAAGAATCTCTCTTGTCAATAATATTTCTCATTTCTTCTAATAGATACTTAGGAGTAATTTCAGCTTCATTCAAATATCTATCTATTTCTTCTCGTATCAATTCTTTTACTCTCTCTGTCTTTAATAATAACTTTGCTTGAGACTTTGCATATTCTTCATTCTTGCTTGGAAAAGCCTTCATATAAGCTTCTACAACGTCATCACCTTTTGCAACATACTTACCAAATAAAAATTCTTTATCAGTAACATGTTTTCTGTTTCTTTTCCTTACTGTAGGAGATTCTCCATCAGTAGCAAAAGTATGCATATTTGTTTTCATATCGCCTTCAATATAGACTTTAGGACTACAAATATACGAACCCATAATCGTTCTAATATAGGTACTTGCATTTTTTCTATCTGACTTCTTCATTACACCAAGATATAATACTTGGCATACTTGTCCATCATCAGTTTCTATCCAATCACCTTTATTAGAGTGACGCCAATCAGTAACTAAGGATACATTTGGTTGGTATCTTCGAAACTCATCGACGTCATCATATAAGTAATGAGTGACACCTTTTACTATACGTTCTCTCATAATTTACTTATTTTTCTT